AACAAGACCTAATTGAATCACTGACTGCACGTATCGCAGCACTAGAAGGAGCTAACTAATGGCAACAACATGGACAATCTCAACCCTTGAACGTGAGCTATCTGACGGGGGCGTTATCGTTGCCCACTGGCGAGCAACCGATTCTGAAACCGTAGGCGAAGGCGAATCAGCCGTAACGTATAGCGCATCATCTTATGGCACTTGCGGCTTTACCTACGACGCATCAAGCCCTGATTTTACGCCTTACGACGATCTTACGGAGTCTCAGGTATTGGGCTGGTGTTGGGCAAACGGTGTCGATCAGGACGCTATTGAAGCATCGCTTGCAGCCAAGATTGAAAGCGACAAGAACCCAACGCAGGCTAATGGAGTGCCTTGGTAATGATCGACCTTTGGACAATCGTAAACATCTTCACCGCTGTCGTTACGCTGGCATCAGCTATTGCAGCAGTCACGCCTACGACTAAGGATGACGAGTTCATCGCTAAGTATCTAAAGCCAGTCATTGACGCGCTTGCGCTAAACGTTGGGAATGCTAAGAAGTGACCGAAGAAGAACGCAACTTAGCCATTGACGCCCTTGAGCGCATAGCACAACACGAGAAAGAGTGTGGTGAGCGTTGGGCTGAAGCAGTAGTAGAACTCCGTGAGCTACGCAAAGTCACGGACTCTCATGCTGCTCGTTGGGAGAAGCTTGCGTGGCTAGTAGTTGGCACTGTGTTGACTACAGCTTCTGCTGCTATGGTTAGTATTCTATGGTAGAATTAAGTGACAACACGGACCTCACGATACCACTCAGGAATCTCGTGAGTATTGTCTTGGGTGTAGCAGTTGTTACAGCAGGGTACGCTGACTTAAACTCGCGTATCACCACGTTGGAACATGGGCAGTCCATACAGGACATGACGATACGTGAGAACGCTTCGTTTGTCCGTGAATGGCCACTTGGATTACGCGGGGCGCTTCCTGACGATCTTGTGCAGAATGCTAAGATAATGTCTTTGGAGGACCGACAGGCAGAACTACAGCGTCTACAGGAACGCATGAACGAGCTTCAGATTGACATTAACAGAGTCTCAGGCATTAACGAGACGCATGACGAGAAGCTCTCCACGTTGTTTGACATCTGGAACAAACAGGTAGTAAACAAGTGATAGACAAGCTCATAGGACCAGTCACAAGCCTCCTAGACAAGTTTGTGGAGGACAAGGACCAAAAGGCTAAGTTGGCTCATGAAGTCGCTACGATGGCTCAGAGACACGCTCAGGAGCTTGCTAAGGGACAGCTGGAGGTCAACAAGGCTGAAGCTCAGCATAAGTCCCTGTTCGTCTCTGGGTGGCGTCCAGCGGTGGGATGGTGCTGCGTATTTGGCATGATGGGAAACTTCATGGTAATACCGTTTACCAACTTTGTACTTGCGTTGCTAAAGATTGACGTAGTAGTACCACTGATTGACACGGCTACTATGATGCCCGTGTTGATGGGGATGCTTGGGTTAGGCGCTATGAGGACTTATGAGAAGCGTACAGGAGTGTCTAAGTAATGGCTAAGATGTCTGCACCAATGTTGACTGGCGGTAAGACGCTTCCGGGTCTGGCTGACACACCCACAGCGCCTACGATTAACCCCAGAACACGCTTTAGGACTTTCTGGGATACTTACAACGAGTTTGGTCCCAGTACACCAGAAGGAGGTAACCCTAATCCTCTGCTAGTTATACTACCTAGACTGTACGAAGGCGACTATACAGTAGGTGAAGCTTTAGGGATCTTGTTCAGCGGCTCGCCACTAGACACTAGCGAAGAAGCTTTAGAAAGAGCCAGAGGCGTATACTTTGAGCCTTCTAAACAACAACTAGCAGCAGTGTCTGAAGTTCTTGGCATAGGTCCAAGAGAAGTTAAAGATCAACTACAGCAGCACAACGCTACGTCTGATCCTGTACGGGCTTTTACTGAGGGTAACAAGTACGCAACAGAAGAAAGCGTCAAAGAAGTATTCTGGGAAGAACAGATATTACCGGCACTAGAAGCTGGTGGAGACTTTATTAAGACTGCTATCTTTGGTCCAGCACCTAGCGGTGGTCCTAAAAGCGTTGATGATCTTTTTGAAGAGTGGATGGACACGTCTCTTAATGAGTTGAAAGGACCAGTCACACTTACTGTTGATCCGGAAGAAGGTCTACTGTTAGAGATCATGATTCCGGTAAACTTTGAAGTCAACGGTGAGCCACTTAAAATAGAGATATTTGACGAAGACGGTAACTTTGTAGGCGTTCAGGAAATAGGACGAGCTGTCTACAGTGCAGCAGAGGAAACTTGGGGCGTAATAAAAGAAGGTGTTTTTAGACCCATAGGAGAAATTTTTACTGGTGAAGAAGGAACTACAGTAGAAAGAATCTTTGACGCAGCCACAAGTGTTATATCTACAACTGGCTTAAGTGGAGTAGAACAAGGCGGTTGGTTAGGTAGTGTTCTGGGTGAAGAAGTCAGAAGACAAATAGGGTTTAATCCAGATACAAATACCATTGAAGGTGTGGAAGAAGGGACTCTTGATGTAGACGATGATCTGACAGGAGACGGAACTGCAGACGACATTGGGCAGGAGACAGAAGAAGACGCTTTTGACGGTATGTTTGATGGGCCAGAAGAAGACAAGCCTCCTGCTAAAGTATTACCACCTCGTGGCAGGACTATTGTAGACAAAGAAGGCAACATTGTTGGCATCTCTGGTGACGACGGTAACTTTTACGTACAGGACGCAGAAGGAAACTGGGTAGCACAACCAGAAGGTGAAGACATAGGCGGAGAAGCTGAGCTACCTGCTGATACAACTATTGAACAAGACGCCCCTGTTAAAAAAGAAGTTGAAATTGCTGACGTTGATCCTCTTGGTCAAAGTACTGCAGAAGAAGAAGAAGGCGTGCCTGAAAAAGACGGTGGTTTAGGCCCAAGTCCAGACATGCTTCCAGAGTATTCTCAGGAAGAAGACTTTGATCAAGACGGTATACCTAACTATCTAGACTCTGATGCTGATAATGACGGTGTTCCTGATATAATTGATGGCGACCCATTTGATCCAAACGTAGGTGAGACTTTTGGTCCTGACGATGGTAAAGTGGATGACGGTAAAGCAGACCCTCAAGAGCCTGTACTCGTCCCTAGAAAAGAAGACCCGCAGCAGGTAGAAGAAGATGCTGGCGATGAGCCACCAGTAGTCACCAACGGTCAAGACGGTAGGGACGGAGTAGACGGTCAGGATGGACGTGATGGTGTCGATGGTGTCGATGGTCAAGACGGTAGAGACGGTGTAGATGGACGTGACGGTAGAGACGGAGTAGACGGTAGGGATGGCGTAGATGGTCTACAAGGTGAGCAAGGCGAACGCGGTGAAACCGGAGCTACTGGAGCTAGAGGTGCACCCGGAGCGCCAGCACCACGAGGTGGATACATGGGCGGCTTAAGTTATCAACTTCCGGGCTTCGTGGGAGTACAGTATCAACCCAAAGACTACATGAGAGAACTAGACCGTATTATTGGCGAAAGTTTGTTTGAAGGAATGATCTAATGACTTATCTTAATTTAGTCAACAACGTACTCAGGAGGCTTCGTGAGACAGAAGTATCTTCAGTACAAACCACAGCGTACAGTAAGCTCATTGGTGACATCGTTAATGATGCCAAAGATCTCGTGGAGAACTCATGGGACTGGTCTGCACTCAGGACTACGCTTACGATTACTACGACTGCTGACGTGTTCAACTACGCACTCACAGGTAGCCAGAACAGCATCAAGGAGTTGAACGTCCTGAATGACACGTCTAACTTCATTATGAGCTACCAGACAAACAACTGGTTTGACGAGGCGTACTTGATTGCTGAGCCACGCACAGGCTCACCTGAGTACTTCACGTACAACGGTGTCAACGCAGACGGAGACACACTGGTTGACTTGTATCCTAAGCCTGACGGTGTGTACTCACTGCGCTTCAACTGTGCCCTGCGTAACCCCGACTTGAGTGCTGATGATGACAAGCTGAAGATACCTGCGATGCCCGTAGTACACTTAGCAGTGGCACTGGCAGCACGAGAACGTGGTGAAACTGGTGGGACTTCGACTCAGGAGTATTTCCAGATGGCTAACAAGTACCTGTCCGATGCGATTGCACAGGACGCTGGTAGACACCCAGAAGAAACTATATTTTACACTCCGTAAGGCAGTAGTATGGCACAGGAACTCAAAAGCATAAATCTTGTCGCACCGGGCTTCAAAGGTATCAATACCGAAGATTCTCCGTTGTCTCAAGATCCGTCTTTTGCTGAAAGCGCAGACAACGCAGTGATTGACAATCGTGGGCGTCTTGCTGCCCGTAAAGGCTATGTGTTGCTTACACAAGCTACGTTTGAGTACGTCGTAGTGGACGACACCACGGGATTTCAACCAAACGAAACAATTACGGGAGGAACTTCAGGCGCTACAGCAACGATTACCGAAGTGTACAATGGGACTGTGTTGCTCATAGAGGACACCCGTTCAGGAACCTTCAGTGCATCTGAGACACTTACTGGCGGTACTTCTGGAACGACTGCTACGTTTTCTTCTACTCAGACTAGTGCAGATCTTTCGACAAACCCGTTACGCGCAATTAAAGAGTTTAGAGACGACGCGGGAAACATTAAAGTATTTTCAGTAGGAAATAATAAGATCTTAAGCGGCACAGAAACTCTGGTTGACGAAACGCCCAGTGGTTACACAATCTCTGATGATAATTGGAAGATGGTCACGTTTAACGACAAGATTTACTTCTTTCAGAGTGGACACGAACCTCTAGTGTATGACAGCACGTCAAAAGCAGTAGAAGAGCTTAGTTCAGTTTCAGGAGCTGCTGGTGTAGCTCTTACGATGTACGGCAACGAAGTTTTGGCTGCTTATGGTCGATTATGGACTGCTGATTTTGCTACAGAAAAGTCTAAAATTTACTGGTCAGATCTTTTGATAGGTCAGGATTGGTCAGGAGGAACAGCAGGGTCTATTGACATTTCTAAGGTTTGGCCTGATGGTTATGACGAAATTGTAGCACTGGCTGCACATAACAACGCGTTGATTATCTTCGGTAAGCACAGTATTGTGGTTTACTCAGGTGCTGAAGCTCCTGCAAGTATGCAGTTGTCGGATACGGTAGCTGGGATTGGTTGTATAGGTAGAGACACTGTGCAATACACAGGTTCAGACGTTTTGTTTCTATCTCAGACCGGACTTAAGAGTTTTGGTAGAACAATACAAGAAAAGTCAATGCCGTTGACTACACTGTCTTCTACAATCACTAAGGATATTATTCAGCTGATTAATGAAGCAAACGAGTTGTACAAGTCAGTGTACCACCCGGAAGAAAACTTCTACTTGCTTACCTTTAGCAATCAGGACACGACGTATTGTTTTGACATAAGAGGTACGTTAGAAAATGGGTCTTACAGAGTAACACGCTGGCCGGGAACAGGGTTTAAGTGTTACGAAAGCAGAGACAACGGTAATTTGCTTATAGGCAACACCAGCGGTTTTGGAAGATATGCTGGTTATCAAGACAATGGTAGTTCCTACCGTTTAAAATACTTTAGTCCAGAGCTAACATTTGGAGATCCGTCTAAGATTAAATTTCTAAAAAAACTGCGACCAACTTTGATTGGCGGCAGCGGTGCTAGAATTTTTTTAAAGTGGTCTTATGATTTTGGGACTGCTTATAACTCTGCTTCTATTACTATCAGGAGTCAGGGAAAAGGAGAATATGGCCTAGACGAGTATCCCGAATTTAGCGAACTGTCCTCTTATGGTATTTCTTCTACGCTAACTGGCGGTGTTTATGTAGTCAATAAGTTTCTTGGCGACTTTACTTCAGCTCCCACTACGGGTTCAGGAGGAGGTGCTTTGTTAAACGGAGACAGCTACTTTGATACAGCAACAGACACTTATTATGTTTACATAAGCGGTTCTTTTGTAGATTTGTCTACACTATCTGCTGTGTCTTTTGCTGAGTTCTCTGAAGGAGAGCTTACTTCTAGAGAAGCTATCAACACTAATAGTAGTGGTTCAACATTAACAATTGGTTTGGAATCTGACATAAATGGACAAGAGTTGTCTTTACAAGACATTAATGTATTAGCACTGGTAGGTAAAACAATATGAGTAACTATACTAAAACTACTGACTTTGCTGCTAAGGATAGTTTACCTTCCGGTGACAGTGGCAAAAGAATCAGAGGAACTGAGTTTGAAACTGAGTTTGACAACATTGGTACAGCCATAGCAACTAAAGCAGATACTGCTAGTCCTACGTTTACGGGGACTGTAACAATGGCTGGGTTTGCGTTTACTGGTACGTTGTCAACTGGTACTATTGACGGAGGGGCGTACTAATGGACGAACTGTTAAAATTATTGACAGGCGCTGCTGGAGGTCTTCTTACCAAAGAAGCTTATGACAAGCTGGCAGAAATAGGAACTAAAGGTTACGAAGAGCTGGCTGGCGAAGGTGGACTTGCTGAGCAACTTTCTGGCATGCTTGAGTTTCAACCCTACACCGTAACGTCAGCTACTGGTGGTCAGTTTGGTATGCAGCGTGATCCAACTACGGGTCAGATGACGTACCAGCTGCAGACTTCTCCCGAAGAGCAAGCTCTACAGCGACAACAGATGGAACGCGCTGGGATGTTCTTTGAGCAAGCCGCAATGCCTACAGCTGACCGTGAGCAGGAAGTGTACCAGCGTATGCGTACAGCAATGTCTCCTGAAGAGGAAAGACAGAGGCTTGCACTAGAGCAACGTCTGGCTGCACAAGGACGCTTAGGTGTTACTACTGGTATGTTCGGAGGAACACCGGAAGCTCTTGTATTAGCCAAAGCTCAGGAAGAAGCCAGAAACCAAGCAATGTTGAACGCAATGCAGTTTGCAGGACAAGAGCAACAACGACAGGCTGGTTTAGGTTCAGGCATGTTAGCTGCTGGCTACGTACCACAGGCTCAGCTAATAGGTGCTTTACAGCCCGGAATGACTGCTGCTGAACAAGCACGACGTGCACTTTCTGAGCAAGCAGGCGCTTATGGTGAAACTTATACTACAGGTCTTGAAGCACTGCTACAGTCTGGTTTAGGCCAAGCAAGTCTAGTAGGCAATCTAGGTGCTGGACTAGCTTCAAGCGCACTAGGCGGTTTGTTTAAGTAAGGAGAACACAATGGCTACATTTTCACAACAGTTCCTAGCAAACTTAGGTCGTCCTCAGTTTGCTCAGGGTATGTTTGGCTTAGGTCAGGCTATTGGTGGTATTCCGGGTCAGCTTCAACAAAACCGACTTAGGCAACAGATGGCTCAGTTTGATACGACGACTCTTGCTGGAAGAAAAGGCATGTTACAGTCTCAGCTTGAACAAGAAGAAAACCCACAACAGCGATTAGCATTAGGGGAAAAAATAAGCCAAATAGAACAACAAGAACAGGCTGAAGAGTTAAGAAGAACCCAAGAAGAAAATGTTACGCAATTAGCTAATCAAATAGAAACTGAGTTAGAAGACCCGATGCTGGCTAACTTATTGCGGTCAAACCAAGCAACGCCTACTCAAGGAAGAGCCGCGATACAAGAACATAATAAAGCAAAAGCAGTAGCTGCGAGAGGGAAAGCTGCTCAACTAAGGTACTTAAACAGCCTTGGATTAGGAGATTCGCCCCTTAAAGCTCAAATAGAAGCTGGAGAGTACGAAGGAGTTGATGAAGCTAGTTTTGCAAGACTTGTAACTAATATGCAAAAAAGCGACAAAGAAGCAAAACTTATTGCGGAGCTTGGAAAGAGAGGAGAAGTAGGACAACAAGTAGCAGAAGAACTTGAGCTTGGGATAATAACTGCTAGTCAAATAACTGACAGATTCCAAAAACTTAGTGCTGGTGAGCCTACAACAAAATACACAAATAAGCAAAGAATGGTCTTGGACGGTAAAGTTGTCTGGACTGCTGACGTAACAAAACCGGGACAAGATGAGTTTCCGGGGTACATGGACCCTGAAACGAAAGAATGGAAACCTGTTGATGCAGAAAGGCTACAGAAAATAACTAAAGACCAGCAGCAAAGTCTTAAGGATATTGATAGAAGTGACTTAATAATCGCTGCTACTTATTTGGGCAAAGACTCTGATTATACTGAGTTGTCAAAAGGAGAACAAGATCAGGCCCAGTTTAAGTTTGCTTTTAGAGTCAATGAGTTAATCAGAAATAAAGAAGTAGACTCTGTTGAAGAAGCTTATGAAAAGGCTTATGAGGAAAGAGGTGATTTCCAAAAAGAAGGTTTTTTTGCACGGTTCTTTGGATCTAGTGAAAAAGATAGCGGTACGTCTGTTGACAGGAGAGGTCGTCCAAAACCTAAAAAAGACGCTGACGAATACATCAAAGAAGCAAAACAAGTACCGCAACAGTAAGGAACCATAGTGGCTACTAAAGAGCAACTAAAAGAGGCGATACAACGCGCTCTTGACGACGACAATATGGAAGCTGCTTCTGAACTTAGAGACAGGTATCTTGCTTTAGAAGCTCAAGAACAACCACAACAAGCCGCACAACCTAAGCCTGTAGAAAAGCCTAAAGCAGACATCGGTTGGCTTGACGAGTTTGAGTTTGCTTATGACTCTTCTCATACTGACGTATCCAATTGGGGTCTAGCCTTAGAAGCCTTCACGCCAATGGGTGAAATAACCATTGGAGGTGAAGACGGTCTGATTAGCTACCAGTCTCCACGAGAGCTTTATGGGGACGACTTTGTAGACAAAATGGGCTATGACGAGCGTAGAGACTTTTTGCTACAGCGGCGAGAACAGTCAGTCCTTGACGAACACAAAGACGTAATCATCTTCCAAGAGGAAGAAGGTAAGTCAGGATCTGCTGAAATATTAGGCAGTCTAACAGGAATGCTGATGTCTCCAACAACATTAGCTCCTGTGGGTAAAGGCGTAACAGGGGCTGCTAAAGCTGGAGCATTATTGGGTTTAGAAATAGAAGCAGCTGAGCAAACAGCAGAGGGAGACTTGGATGTAGTCGACTTGGCTAAGTCTACAGTTGTTGGTGCTGCTGGTGGTGCTGCGTTTGCTAAAACAGCCGAAGCAACAACCAAAGCTGTCAAACTCGTTACAGCTAAACAAAAGGCTAAAAAAGAACAGAAGGCTCTTGACAACATGTCTTCAAAAGTAGAAGACGAGTTAATTACTGGAGCTTCCGAAGGTTTACAACCAAAGCAAAACTTAGCACGAGCCAGAAGAAATTTAGGTATTTCTGCTTCTGAAGCTGCTGACTTAGTAGCCCACGGGAAAATCAAGATACCTTCTCAACAAGAGGCAGCTAAAGTTGCTGCTGCTAAAGCTAACCCTATAGTTGCTTTACAGAAGACACGTAAGGTTTTAGATGCTGTAGCGGCTCCTGTGTCCACTGTTGTTAGAAATATCAGTGAACCTGTCTTTGGAAGACTGCGTAAGTTTGAGTATGACACCCACAGCGGTATACAGAAAAACATAGAACAAGCTTCTGAGTTTATGACTTTAGCTGCTAAAGCTAGGAAAGGAGCTAACGCTGCTCAGTACAGTAAGTTTGAAGCTGCGTTGTTTAACGGTGATTTTCAAAAGGCAGACAACATAGCTAGAGCTTCCTTCCCAGAACTTTTAGGACCATTGCAGAAAGTAACCGGACCTGAAGGTGTCTTAAATGTTTTACACAAAGAACTTAGAGCAAACGGAGTAGACGTGGGTTTTGTAGAAAACTACTTCCCTAGATCAGTCAAAGAACTGGGCAAACTTCTGAACTCTTTTGGTAAAACTGAAAAGACAAGACTAGAAGAAGCTTTGAGTAAAGAAGCTAAAAGACAAAAGCTAGACAGTTGGAAAGAACTAGATCCTACAGTAACTACAGATGTCATAAACAGAGTTTTACGTGGCGGTAGAAGGTCGGCTTATCAGTTGGGTTTGGCAAAAAGGAGAAGTATTCAAGAAGTTGACGAGACACTAAAGGACTTTTACTACTCTGCTCCAGAGTCTCTGAGCTTTTACATCAACAGTGCCGTAAGAGAAATAGAAAAACGAAAGTTTTTTGGTAAGAATGTTGCTCTAGATGACAGCAACAAAGTGGACTTAGAAGCAAGCATAGGAAACTTTGTTAGGGAGCCGTTGTTAAAAGGGGAGATTTCTCCAGAACAGGCCGATGATTTAGCCATGCTTCTTCAGGCTCGTTTTGTCACAGGGGAGAAAAGCGGCAGTGTTTTGACTACCACAGCTAAGGACATACAGACTGGTGCTTTACTGGCTCAGTTTGATTCTGCGGTTATTCAGTTGGCCGACATAGGCGCTTCTGTTTACATGAATGGCTTTAAAAATACTGTACGGAGCCTAGTCCCAGCTGCGCGTAAAAAGACAGAAACTTCTGCAGAAGAGATGGGTGTTATCAATAACATTTCTGCAGACATAAACACAAACGGAATCCTTGCAAACTCTCTTGACCGTGTAATGACGTACAGTGGTTTTAAGTTTATAGACAGACTGGGTAAAGATACGTTTATAAGTGCCGCACACAAAAACAATACTCAGCTTGCCCTGAAGAATCCTGAAAAGATAACAAACAAATGGCGAGCAACCTTTGGGGACGAAACTCAGAATCTAATAGAGGATCTCAGAGCAGGAAGAATGACGGACAACGTAAAGCTTTTGTTGTTTAATCAATTGTCCGACATACAACCCATAACTCTGTCAGAGATGCCACAGAAGTATTTAGAAGCTCCTAACGGTAGAATCCTGTACGCTCTTAAAAGTTTTGCAATCAAGCAGCTAGACATTATGCGTAGAGATTTTGCGGGTCAAGTGGCAAAGGGTAATTACAAAGAAGGTTTTACAAACCTTGCCAGTTATGCAGCCAGTATTGGTTTAGCGGGAGGATCTGTTGGTCTTGCACGAGAAGCTATGCAAACCAAAGAGTTTGACATAGACAAGTTTCCTGATAAAGTTTTTGAAACTTGGATGGCTTTAGTGTTCATGAATAAATACGCTAGAGAGCGTCAGTTAAGTGAAGGCGGCATAGGTCAATGGTCTTTGGGTATTGTTACACCCGCTGTCTTTAACATGGCAGACGAAGCAGGTAAATCTTTAGTTGATCTAGCAACGCAGGAAGAAGACTCAGACTCTTTCAACAAGGCAATGGCTAAGGTTCCGGTGATAGGCAAAGCAGCTTACTACTGGTTACTTGGTGGTGCTGAACGTAAGATTGAAAGAGATCAGAAAGAAGAAGAAAAACAGAGAAGAAGAGAACTAGGGATAAACTAAAACAAAGGGGGCCTTGTAGCCCCCAAGTTTT